CCAGCAGCGGTCCCTGGCGGCGCAGACGCGCTCCGTCTGGAATGTCGGCATGCTTTTCCTGGGGGGTGAGAGCATCAATACTTTTGCGGAGACTGTTGCCCTCTGGAAGCAGGGTGGGATGAAGAATAAGGCGAAGTCCGTCAGCATGTTTTACGCCCACGGCCTTCTGCTGGCGTCCATGAGCGCCATGCTTAATTTTTTCACGGATGATGAAAGGCGCCGCAAACGCCGGGAATGGTGGCACATTTTTATTGACGCTCTCCAGGGGCCCCTGCAGGGGATCCCCTTCTGGGGCGCGCTGGCGGGCGGAGCTGTCCGCGGCATGTCTTCCCTGTGCGGCTACCGCTATTACGAGGCTACCACTTCCCTTGTTCCGTTCGCTTCCTGGGATAACCTGGAACGGGCCGGAAAAGATCTCGCCAAACTTTTTGACGGGAAGGATAAAGATTGGGTGGATTTTCCGCTGGCTTTCATGGGCGCCCTGCGCATGGCCGCTTTCGGCGCGGCCCTGGGCGGAGCTTCCACACCTAAAGGGGCCAGGTTCAAAGCCGCCGCCTTTTCCGCCGCCGCTTTCGTCAATCTGACCGAGTTCCTCCTTCGCGCCATGAAAGGACTCCCTTTAAGATTGGAAGGGAAGTGAGATTGATATGAGCAACCCCTATACTATAGGGGTTGCTCAAAATGGAGTGGGTTGGGAAGAGAAAATAGTTAAAACGGAGAAGGTAGATGGCGAATATAACCCTTACTTTAGAATAGTATCAGCTTTAGCAGCTTGGTCTTTTGCCTCTTTTTCTAATTTAGGAACCTCGCGAAACATGGATGCAAGTTTTTGTGCTTCTTCAACAGAAATTCTTACAGTCATTTTTCCTTTATTCGGATCATTAAAAAACAACTGAATATGGGAACTTGTTTTTCCAAGCACATCTATCATAGATTCATTCAACATGGATATAAAATAAATATCAAACGAATACTTTCTTGGATTTTTTTCTAATGGCGCATAGTAAGAGGCAACAATTTTATTTGTGTCTAATTCATTTTCTTCTGCCAGTTTTGCCCACTTAGAACATTTTTCTAAACTTTTTGCTATATCGAGTGCATCTTTATTAGAAAAATATTGCGTAATAAATCTAGGATACATATCTTTTTTATTTTTATCTCTTGGATATATAAAAGCCACCAAACGACACCATTCATCACTTGAAACTTTTAAATGTATTTTGAAATCGCATTCATTTAAATAATGTATATTTAATATTTTATCACTCTTTACAGAACATTCGGTTCGAGCAAATGAGACTCCCGAAATAAATACCCACACCACAAATATCACATATAGAATCTTCATAGTGTTTCAATATTATTTGCTGGCTCCGCCGCAAATCTTACAGTTATTGCCACTGCCAGTATTGCTCCAATACCCTTTACAGTTATTGTAGTATCGGCAAGAAGAGTTATGTGTCTTTCCGGTTGAGCTGATCCAGTATTTCTTTTGCGCGGCTTCTACTTTTACAGAGGTTTGAATGTTTTCCACCGGGCAAGCTCCCATGGAAGCCACGGAGAGACACACAGCAGAGGCGGCATAGATGAATAGTTTTCCCAGAATCATACCAGAAAATTATATCTTTTCATGAAGAAAGAACAACAAAAAAGCCCCTGACCCGGAGGCCAAGGGCTGAACAGGAGCACTTTTCTGGGAGGATGCTACTGTACGCAGATGTAATGGCAATAAAAAACCCACGGAGTGATCAGCTCCGTGGGGTTGTTGTTGGATCTCCCCATCACTCCCCCCCCTCCGTTGCGCATGGTTCAGACTGGAGGTCTGTTCCCGGAGAAGTAGCCCGGTGAATTCCTGGGACGAACCGACCCTGCCGAGCATGAACGAATGTTAAGTCATCATATTGTTGACGTCAACAATATGATCCTGCTACGTCAAGCTTTCTCCCAGCGTTCCAGCGTTTCCACATACACGCCGGAGATTTTACCGCCGTCCATCGGTTCGATGTCTCCGAAGTTGGGGTTGATGGGATGGAGGGTGTATTCCATTTTGCCGGTTTCCGGGTTTTTCCTGCGAACCAGTTTTTTGAGCGTCACCCCTCGTTCATCATGGTATTGAACAATGGTTCCAGGTTTGGGGATGGGGGGGATGGTGTATTTTTTCATGATGACTACGGAGCCGTCCGGAATGGAAGGTTCCATAGAGTGACCGTTCACGCGCAGCAGGTATTCTCCTTTTTCCAGTTCACGGTATAGCCGGATGTCCTGCGGAATGGTGTCTCCATCCGCCAGATTGCCGGCGGCAATGTTGCCGATGATTCGTCCCTGAGCCTCCAAGGGAGGGGCTGTAAACGTTTCTACAGGGGTAAATTTCTTACGAGCGGCTTCTTTTTCTTTGGCGGCGTTTTGAAGAGCTATATCCGCAAAATCTTTGAGCGCGTTACGGAAGGCGCTGTTGATAAACTCCATAAATGTTTGCTGGGTGGCAGTCATGGCTGCGCTTATCACCTCCCATTCCTCATCCGTGAAATCAATTTCCACTTGGGGTGGAATAGGGGAAATCTTCTCGGTCATGAGACGCTGAATGATGAGGAGGGCTTTTGAGGGGACTTCTCGTGATACGCTTAGCCAGTTGTTTAGCGTTCTTTTGTCAACCCCACATTGTTCTGCGAGCCATTCGCGGGATTTTCCAGAGGCCTTAAGCCATTTTTTAATGTCTTCCTTGGTCAGCGTCATGCGTTGATAATACATCATTTTGATGATTTGTCAATAATCGCTTACGAAATAAAATCATCATATAGTGATTTTATTTCTTGCGGACGATAACCATTCGGTGTATTTATAAATCATCAAACGTAACACGCCATGTACTCAATCATCAAATTCAGCGAAATGGAGGACGGTATCAAGAATTGCCTGTTGGCCTATGCCGAGCAAGGCATCCGGCCCAAAGAAGTGATGAAGTCTCTTCTTATCCGAGAAGCACAAAGGCTTGGGTTTGTAATAACCACAGCCCGCGATCTTCCCCGCCCGAAGAACCCCAAGAAGCCCGCGGCATGAATATGAAAACCTCCCCCCAGGAAAGAACCATGAATACAAATACTGAATTACCGAAGAACGCGAAGCTGCTTACCGTGGAGGAAGCGAAGGAGCTAGTGAATAATAATTACCGCTATTATGTTAATGGTGATGGTCTGGTAAAAATACAATATTCCATCTCTCCGCAACCTCTACATGGAACGGAGTTTCTTGTAGTTGGAAGTGAAGAAGGCAAATGCCTTATCGTCCAAAGAAAGGAATTTTCAGCTGCGATAAAATCGCAGACAACTTGCGATCAATAGTTTCGGCCTGAGATTTGCTTGCTGTGTTTTTCTTTAATACATCAACATCTTTTTTCAGTTGAATGATTTTTCCATTTATATCTATAAGGGCCTCTTTGACAAATTGCTGAAATTGATATTCTTCCATATTCATAGCGGACTAATAATAATAAAATAAGACTATTTCACAATCATAAATGCTGCCAGGGGAATACGAAATCCATATTCATAGCACTCTATCCCTCAAAGCGAAAGCAGGTAGCACCAATTTCCAACAAATAACCAATGATGAACTGGACTGAATTTATAGTTGTGACGCTGCTTAACCTGGCAGGCTACCTGTCCGCGTTGATGCTTGGTATCAGCCTGGGAGAGAAACACATCATACGCCAGGTAAACAGAACCCTGGATCAGATGAGAAAGGAGCGGGCATGATTATCGAATACGACGACGAAGACCGGTGCATCCGGGTGGACGGTGAACCTATTTCCTACGGCGTCGCGGTTGGACTCCTGGAGCAGATAGAGCAGGCCATCGACGAGTGGGATTTTGACCACGCCCCCCAGTGCGACAACCCCGACGGACACTACGACGACTGAACCATGGAAGAAGCCCTGATCGAAGAATTGAAGCTGCTCGGCTGGCACGAGCTTTAACTAATCGCCCGGCCCAGGTGGGGCCTAAAAACCAAAATACACAAATCGGTAGATAAGAATAATACGGTCTGGCAGGCGCGGGGCATACCCGTCCGGGCGGCCATTTTAATTAACCGAACATGAGCACGAATGAAAAAACGTTGAAGAGTCTGGCGGAGGCCCTGGAAACCATAGCCAGGGTGCTTAAGGAGGCTGCTTCTTCTCCTGTGCCTTCCTCCCCGGAGGCGGCGAGCGTGGGATTATTGCCTGATTCCGACGAGGCGCAGGCGATTGCCGCCTTCCGCGGCAAGGTAGTTGTCACTTTGGATGACGTAAGGTTCATGACGGGCTGGGGAAGAGAGCGCATTCTTGCCCTTGTCCAGGATGGCAGCATTCAGGCGTTGCCCGGAACAGGAAGCGCCGGATGCCCCTATGAGTTCCCTGCCCTGTCTGTATGGCGCTATATCCACCAGCAGGATCATGCACAGAAGCCTCAAGTGAATGGAGTGGATATGAATATTCTTCCCCCGCGCAGAAGAAGAAAGGGGGCTGCGGCATGAATACCTTTTTCAAGTTTTTGGGTGCCTGCTCCTTTGGTCTTTCCGCTGCGTGCCTGTTCTGGCTGGCGGTGGAGCTGGATAACGCCGAGCTGCAGGCCGGCAAGAGCCCGCATTCCGGGTTTTGCCCGGAGTCTCCCACTCCCATGAAAGCTTTTGACGGCTTGGAAAAACCGTCCCGCTCCACGCGGATCGTGGAAAGCAATAACCAATAGAATACCAATACAATGGACAATACCGAAGAAAAGAATGCGCAGTCCTGCACGCCGGACGAAGCCTGCTGCTGCGATACTGTTGCATCCACAAAAGAAGAAATCAGCGCCGCGCTTGATAACCTTGTTGATTTGATTAAGCGTTACGATGGGCGCGCTATTTTTTCCGCCTTTTTGGAGGTCCCGGAAGAAAGAAAAACTCGGCACATATTAGAATCCTCCAGCTCCGTTTTTCAGTCTGAGAGAATGAATTTCAAAGTTTACGGGTGGACGAGCGCTTTCGGCTATCTTCTCAAAGCAGGCGAATGCTTTGAGGGCAATGTAAAAACTATGGGAGAAGGCGTCCGTTTGTTCCTTGAACAACAGCAAAAAACGAAAATGAAGGATCGGATGAATCCCATTGCCGCCATGCTCGGAATCGCTGGTTGCGAGTGCGAGGAATGCGAAGACTGATTCGTCATCTATTATTAACTATTAGATCATCAATATTATGAGTGAAGTAACTAAACGACAAGTGCCCGGAGATGTCTTTTTCGAAGGACTTTCCGAGATTAACGAAGGGGCCCTTTTAGAAGCCCTGGACACCAAGATGACCAGCCTTGTTTCCGCCGTGCTGGCAACCGGGAATAATGGATCCCTGACTCTTAAGCTGTCCGTGAAGCGCAAAGGCGGCGTGAATCAGGTGGTGATTGAACCGAAGGTTACGGCCAGCATCCCGGATCCGACGATTGCCCCGCGCATCATGTTTGCCGATACCTCCGGCGCCCTGCATACGGACGACCCCGCCCAGGGGAAACTGGACCTGGATGCTCCTGTGAAGGTGACATTCCCGGCTGCTGCCGATGTTGATGCCGGAGTCCCCGCCAAGGTAGCTAAGCGCGCCTAAGTTCCCAACAACCACATAACAACATAAACATTATAGAATTAAATTATATGGATAACTTGAACGAAGAAACTCTGGCAGCCGTACGCGTGCAGGAAGTGGCGAATGGCCGTGCCGCCGTCGTGCCGGATGGATATACCCTGTATCATCTGGATTGCCTGGGCAATACGCCCCCTCGCAAGGCCGGCAGTGTTCAGCTGCTGGACCTGGAAACGCTGGCAGATTTCGTGAAGGCGGAAGATGCCGAAAATGGCGTCAGGAGCGTGATTTACGTGAGCGACAGAGAAGTAAACGCCGTGCTCAATTATTATTCCCCCGATGGTAATGGATGGGGGGACCACCAAGCCACTATGCAGCTCAACAAGACGGTGGAATGGGAGAATTGGACCAAATACGACGGCCAGGGCATGAGCCAGAAGGATTTTGTGGAATTCCTTGAAGAGAACAGCAAGGATGTGATGAAGCCCACCCCGTCTGAAATGCTGACGCTGGCGAGCAAGTTCGACATGCACCGCAAGGTGGAGTTTAAGTCCGCCTACCGGGCTTCCGACGGCGAAACGAAGCTGACTTATAACGAAACGGTGGATTCCAAGAGTGGAGAATTGAACGTCCCCCCGGAGTTCACGATTGCGATCCCGGTTATTCGGGGCGCTGAAGGAGATACCACGTATCAAATCAAGGTGCGCCTGCGTGTGCGCCTGGCTGATGGGAAGCTGTATTTTGTGTACCAGCTTGTCCGCGCGGACATCCCGGAACGCAATGCGATTAAGGATATTGCCGACAAGCTGGCAAAGGATCTGCCGGAGAACCGGATTCACCGCGGCGCCGTGTGCCTGTGTACGAAATCCTCCTTCACCGGAGAAATCGACCGATAAAGTGAGTTGGCCGGGGCCAGCGCCAACTGGGCCCCGGCCTGTTATCAATAGCTAACCAATAGAATACTAATAACGTGAATACCAATACAACAAACGAACTTTCCAATCAAGCGCCGGGCAATCCGTTTGCCGTTCAGGCTTCCGCCGGAAGCGGGGCCCTGGCTGCCATGACGAGCAATGCAGCCGTTACTTCCGTGCTTGCGTCGATCTGGATTGCCAAGCAGTTTCCGCGGAATTTGGCCGAAGTGACCTTGAGGATGAAGCAGGCTTGCGATCAACCGAAATTGGCGCAGTCCGCCACTTATTCCTACCCTCGCGGAAATACGACCGTGACGGGCCCCAGCATCCGTCTG